TTACGATGACAACTGTAAACAGAATTAGCTACCGAGCGATCAACAAACGCCGTGCCGAGCATATCGGCATGGCAGCGAGCGTGGCAGGAGGGTTCGTTGCGGTCGAGGGGATGATGCTAGGGCGGGCGAAAAAGCCCGTCATGCCGTCGTACCCCGACGACTACGATTATAAGTGCCACGCCCACGAAATTGGTGAGTTCCCCGCCGGAGCCGTGGCGATCTACGGTAGCGGTACGGTCGATGGCGAAATGGTGTGGGTGAGTGACGACGATGACGTTCTGGGCGGCACCCATTACATGCTGGCCGTGCCAGCCGGTGGGCCGCTGTGTGCTGAGGGATGGTCGGTGCCTAAAGAATTGGTCGCTGAATGGATTGAAAAAAATCCAGAATATGCCTCCAAATTACCAACCGCCGAGTAGACCTACCCAGCTGGTTGCTTGTGTGACCGGCATTTTACCGCTGTCACAATTGGGGCAGCGGAGTCGTTAGTTTTATTTACAACACAACATTTTTGGAGAAGAATTATGAGCACCGTTTTCATGTACTGCCCAAAGACGGGCAACCGAATTTTCGCAAAACACGCCAACGATTTTATCCGCGTGACAACGTGGGCCAACAACTCCGCGCACGTGTGCGGAGGCGTCCATCTATCTTGGGCTACGGCCGAGCCGCGATTTCATTGGCGGGGAGCCGCACACAAGATAATCTCGGCAATTGTCGAAAGCGTCGGCGGCGTCGCCTGGGACGCACAAGGCGAAGTACATTTGATCGTACCCGCCCAGTTCGCATACGAGTCTTGGGAGGCGGTGTGCGACACCTGTAGATTGACCAGCGGCGATGACCGGCTCAGGCAGCCGGACAAGGATAACATCATCCGGCTAATCCTTGCCGGAGCAGGCAAATACCCCACCGGCACACTTAACGGCCCGCAGCTGGGATACTGTGCGTCCACGCCCGTTGACTGGCCAATTCCAGTCTACCGGCCCGCGATTTCCCACAAAGACGGCGGGACGGTGGATGAGTACGGTATGCCGACCACTAAAGGCGATCCGTGGACGCCAATTAGTATCGAGGGCGGGGCAACACCAACCACCCCCACCCCCTTTTCGGAGATACTAAGAAATCAGTGGATATCATCAATACCCACCGACCCGCTAGACCGGTTGCGGCACAACGTTTTGTGCATGACAGATATTTGCGAAGATTTTGAAGAACTGGTCGCTTCTGGCAGTGCCGACGAATTGGCCAGTTTGATTCTCAGATACACAAAATGGGTTGAGGCACGCATCGACATCATCCTAGATGGCGTCGATTTAGAAGCGGTCCCAACCAACCTGAAATTAGCTTTGTTTAGTCGCCTCGATGCGGCGCGCAAGGCGGCGGTCGTAGGCTAACGAAACCGATTTCATGAGCCTCGCCGGTCGCAATCGTGACCGGCTTTTTAATCACAACATTTTTTTGAGATTACGATGGTTCGATTTATAAACTACAAGGGGTCGCCGCTTTATTTCCTAGAAGACGACATGGGCGGCGTTTGGATGGGAGGCTGGAGAAGCGAAGAAATAGCAAACCAGCGGTTGCGGCAATCGATCGACCAAAACTGGGACGCTAACACAATTGAGGCGGCGGTTGATGTCGATATGATCGACGAAAATGGAAAAATGATTGTCGAAGAGGACTGCCGTTAGCACACCGCCTACCGCCGGTTGCTCGTGCGACCGGCATTTCAAAAAAAACCAGGAGATCGAGACGATGAAGACTTACACAATTTTCACCGACCACCCCAAACGTGTGATTGAGCGATTTCAATTAAGGGGAATCGTTTACCTCAACTTAGGGGATGGTATCTTCGAAATCACAGCCAAGAAAGGTTACAAACCATTTCTTGAAAACGTCCTAGAGGGTGTGCCGTTCGACATGCTAGAGATGAAAGCACAACTAGGGAGCTAAACGACCACACGAAATAATTGAAAGAAACGGTGTTATGTGTAGTAATTTTTGTGCGGTGGGTGCGGTTAGAGAATACTCTGCTGAATTGTGCGAACGTAAAGAAATTGTTGGATTTGTAGAACATTGGCACTACTCTAAAAACGTGAACGGACTTACAACTGATTACTGTTTTAGATTACTTGATGCTGATGGCAATATGATAGGTGCAATGATTTATGGTAAAATAGCGATGGCGAATGTATGGAAAAAGTATGCCGAAGTTGAAACAGACTTAATTGAATTGAAAAGACTTTGTTGCATTGATAATACACTAAAGAATACTGAAAGCTATTTTATCGGGCATACTTTGAGGTGGTTGAAAAAGAACACTAAAATTAAAACAGTAATTAGTTATGCTGATACGACTTATTCTCACGAAGGAACGATATACAAAGCCACCAATTTTGTACATAGCGGAATGACAGCAAAAGGAAGGGTGATTATGTACGAAGGTAAACGCTACCACGACAAGACAATAAGAACAAAATATAAAGGAAAACTAAAGCCTTTTGCGGTTAAGATAGAGAAAGCACTTGAAGAAGGAACAGCTAAGTACGTAAAAACCTTGGGGAAACACATTTACCTTTATGGTTTGCGTGGTGGAAAAAATTATTACACATAACGTTTAGAATATTAAATAACAAATACAATGGGAAAAGGAAAAACTAATAAAATGTCGAGCAAAGAAAGAAGGTTGAAGAAACATATGCAGAAGACTTTGGGTTTCGAGACTTTTAGCGATAGGGTCAGACGTAAACTGAAACTAAGGGCGGAGTTGTTAAGAATAGAAGCAAGAGAACCACAAACATCGAATATATGAAAGCAATAGGAGGGTATGTAATTATAAAACCGAAGGATGGGGCGTTAAGGGTTACTAAATCAGGTTTGGAAGTTCCTACTGCTATGTCCGACCGTTTTTTACTGGCAGTTATTATTTCTGCTTCAAAAGAGGTAGGTAAGGCAGAATTCGGATTGGAGTCGGGCCAAGAGGTACTGTACGATAAACATTCAGGTCATGATTTTAATTCTGTGGATGGTAAGGTGTATCGCCTTGTCACCTGTAGGGACATAGCAGTAATAATTTAGTTATGAAAAAAATAGCGTTTATAATGACAATCTGCATAGGTCTTTCCTTTATGCCGAACAACACAACAGAACAAAGTGATTTTTGCGAAGGTTGGGAAGAAGGATACAGGAGTGGTTGGTGCTACTTAATCTTAAACTGTTTCGAACCTTTCGTTCCAATGTGTCCCTATCCCGATTGGATAGAGAATAACTGGAAAGGTGGGTATGACAGGGGTTTTCTTCAAGCTTTGGAAGATAGGGAGGAATAATAAAATAAAGTTGTATATTTGCAGTATGAAAACAAAAAACACATTCAATAGTTTCTGGTCTTATTCGAATTGCTCTAGTTGCAATTGCGGAGGAACTGATGTGTGTATTTATAACCTGAATTAAGGAATAAAAACAACTAAACTATCAAAAACCTTCTGCTAACCACAGGAGGTTTTGTTGTTTATAATTATTGGTAAGGAAAGTGGGGGGTTCTCACAAGCGGTCTGTAAAATCGTGCCTAACGGGAGTGGTTCGAGTCCACCCTTGCCAACAGTAATAGAGGAAGTCTGGTAGGACGAAGAGCTAGTCTTGAAAACTAGTAGGTCGGGGGAACTTGGCTTGGGGGTTCGAATCCCTCTTCCTCTGCTAATAGAGAATAAACCAGACAGGTGTTTGGGAGCGTTTGCTAAACGTATCGAGGATTAAAACCCTTGCGCTTCAAGTGCGCTGTTCTCTTCAAATATTGCTTAGGAGCTTATATGGCACAAGCAACCGCCTGTTAAGCGGAAGATAGTAGGTTCGAACCCTACATAAGCAGCAATACATGGGTGAGCCTATGGTAGGCAAACAGTCTCCAAAACTGTAGAAGTCAGTTCGATTCTGACCGCCTGTGCTAATGGAAAATAAGGGAGAGAAGCTAACTTGGTAGAAGCGTTCGTCTGAAAAATGAAAGGAGTGTGGTTCGATTCCCACCTGTCCCACTAATGGAAAATAATAGCTATTATAATGGCTATAATAGAAAAAATTTAACCAAAATAGACATTATAATAGCTATACCGAAAAGCATATACTATTTTTTTGAGTACACCGTTTTTCCTAGTATTTACTAAAACGAGGTGTTTAAATGCATATAATGAGCTAGTGTCCGAGTGGTCCAAGGTAGAAGTTTGCAAAATTGAAGAACGGGGGTTCGAATCCCTCCTAGCTTTCTATTAAAATAAAGTTGTATCTTTACATCAGAATCGGGATAATCCCTGTTTTTTATTCTAACCCATTAAACAAAACAAAAAATGGAAAAGTTTTTATCAATACCAGTAACAGACCAACAAAGACAACTATTATCATGTAATGGAATCGCTACTGTTATACAAGCATCCACTACTACTGTTGTAGTAACCTATTCAAGTGGATTGGCGGCTACCATCACCCATGCAACTGCAGGAGCAGGTGTAGAAACTGCTAGGGACGGTATCCAACGTGCTATTGAAAGCGCACTTATAAAACCTTGGACAGTGCCAGTTTATGCTGTAACAGCCGCTGACATTCCATTTACTATTTCTGGAATTACTGTAGCCTTGTTAGTTCAAGCTGCATCGTAATCGGAAATGTGGACGAAATCAAGGGGTACAGGAATGTACCTCTTTTTTTATGCCTTTAATTTTCGTTCGGCATTCATTTGTTTCATTATATTCCTGTACATTTTGTCGGCATAACCATTGCCTTTGAATACTGGATTGTGTTGATAGGTCTCTGGGATGTGTTCCTCCTGCATAAGCTTCTTGTAGATGGAATTGCAGATTCTTTTTGATTGTACGGACAGCTCGTACATTTTGGCTTGTTTTTTATAACCAACGTGTTCTCTCCAAACTACGATTAGTCCTTTTTCAACAAACAAGTTCAATCGAGTCTTATCCCAAGCAAGGAGTCCTTCAAACCTTATAAACTCCGTTCTGGTAAATAAAGGTTGGTCGTATAGGTACAACAACATCTCAATTTCTTCAGTGGTAATGTTGTACTTTCTTTTCGCCCAATATCTGATAACCCTCCAATATTTTAAGAAATTGTGGTCTTTTTTGTCAGAGTGTTTAACTATTGTATTATTACTTGCATCGCTTTTTGGTCTTTTAATGACCTTAATTGTTGGCATTAATATCTATTTTTAATTAAATTAACAAATCTACTTTTTCTTGTATTTCTTTTTACGTCCTCCTTCTCCCCTTCTTCCTTGATTAACCTTGCTAGGAACAAATGCATTAACAGCGTGGTCATATTGTAATCCTTTTGTACTTTTCCCTGAATCCTTTCTTTTTCTAACGGCCCTGTTGGATTCGACCCTTTTCTTAACCTGTTCTGGCCGACTATTTAATTCTGTGTCGTATGCTTTTTTTTTGTCACGGGCGGACTTGTTTTTTCTGTAGTATTTTGCAGACGATGATAAAGTCATAGTTCCTTAGTTAAATATTTGTTACCTTTGTAGCAAAGTTAATCAAAAAAACCCAAACAAATGCTGTTACCTATAGAACATACTTTTTTCGGCAATACCGCTGATATGATTTCTACTATTAAAACATTTCTTTTCGGAGTATTCTTATTCTTGGAAATAGACACAAATATCGTAACAATACTGGCTATCTTGATGGCTATAGATACTTTTCTAGGTGTAATAAAAGCTATTAGGCTTAAATTCCAATTAACCTTCAAAAGGCTTATATGGGGTATGATTACCAAAGTATCGGTACTTATAGTACCTATGATATTGGCACTTGTGGCAAAAGGTTTAAATTTTGACTTTACTTGGTTCGTAAGTGCTGTACTGAACATATTGATACTTTCAGAGGCATTTTCTACCCTTAGTAATATAATCAGTATCAAGGAAGGTAGACTTATAGAGAACACCGACTTCATTACAAAACTATTACACACAGTAAGGCAAACCCTTGCAAATATTATAAATAAGATATTCAACTCACTTAACCCAGAAGATAAAAAATAAAAAAATGGCAACAAAAGCAAACATGATAATTGCCTCACCAGAGGCTAGAACAGCAACAGAGATTTTCGTAATAACACCTAACAATTTAAGTAATGGTAATTTTATATTAAATATAACGG